AAGTTGTTTTGGTTTGAGTTTATGGAAACATAATTTAGATTATTGTACTGGTTATGAATGTGGTTATTGCTGTTGCGAATATTTACCATCAGAAATTCCTGCTTGTCCAGAACTTATTGTAACAAAGAAACATTTCAAATGATAGAAACTATACACGAACATACAATAAAAACAGATCTATTAACTGGTGGTTGGGTAATAGATGCTGGATGTAGGAATTGGAATTTTTCTCTTGCGATGAAAGAGAGAAATGAAAAGGTATATGCACTCGATATACAATCAATGATTAAACCTGAAACAATAGATATTTTTAAACAAAATGCTTTATGGACAACAAATAAAGTAATGTATGTAAATTATGTAAACGATGCAAATGGAACTTTTATTTCAGATACACCACAATCAAAAAGAACAGAACAAATAACAACAATAACATTAAACAATATTTATAATGAAATTGGAACAAATATTGACTGTTTAAAAATAGATATAGAGGGCAGTGAATATGATATTTTAATGGACGATAATTTTAAACCAATTCCAAAACAATTATCAATAGAATTCCATGAACATAATTTTAAATCCAAACACGATACATTATTTAATGCTTGTATAGAAAAGATAAGTAAATATTACACTCCAATTAAATTTGAAAGAACTTCTGCTCATGGCTGTGGTTTTAATTATTGGGATACTTTATTTTTACAAAAAGAAGGAATAATATGATAGACGAATCTTTGCCACTTTATATGGACCAAATAAATTCAACTAAATTTATTAAACATGCAAATTATGTTTATAGACCATATTCTGCATCTGTTCCTTCTTGGTTGAATGATAAAATTAAAGAATTTCCATATCTAATACCATTTCAACATAAAAATGAAATTGGAAAAAGTGGTATAGTTTATACTAATGGAAATGTGGATCTTTTAAAATTTATTGATTCATTGCCAGATGATGGTTGTTATATTGTTATAACTAGAAATAATGATTTGAGTTTAACACAGATAATACTGGATAAAGCAAAATCTAAAAAATCTATTAAGAGATGGTACGGAATAAACATAGAATTCAATGATCCATTATTTGTACCTGTTCCAGTAGGATGTGGAACTGAAGGCGGACATTCAACATATTTAGAATGGGTTGCCAAAGAAACTCAAGAAGAAAGATATAAAGATAAATTAGTTTATTGTAGAGTAAATGCAACAGGTTATAATGAAGAAAGAAGAATTTTAATTAGACAAAATGAAAGTAATCCTATTTTTAATATTGTCAAGCATCAAGTTGGTGCAGAAGAAATGTATCGTTCCATGAAAAAACATATATTTTCTGCATGTCCAGCAGGAGAAGGAAAAGATTGTCTAAGAACATACGAAACCATAATTATGGGAGGAATTCCTATTTGGTCGGACTGTCCAGAGTTGCGTCATTTTGAAGATCTCCCAGTTGTTTATACTAAAGATTGGAATTTGACCAGACAGTGGTGTGAAACTTCACTTGATGAACTAAAAAATAGAAAAACTTCTACAGATAGAATGAGAATGAGTTACTGGGATGAACAAATAAAAAAAGCAATTAAAGATTTACTATAATGGTATATGATTACTTGATAGTCGGTTCTGGTTTATTTGGTTCGATCTTTGCTAGAGAGATGACGGACAGGGGTGCCAAGTGTCTAGTCATAGATAAAAGAAACCATGTTGGTGGCAATTGCTACACCGAAAACAAAGACGGTATTCATATTCACAAATATGGTCCTCATATCTTTCACACAAACAGTGATAAAATATGGAACTATATGAACAGATGGACTAGTTTTAACCATTTCACATATAGACCAAAAGTAAATTATCAAAACAAATTATATTCTTTTCCTATCAATCTTTTTACTCTTTATCAACTTTGGGGAGTTACTACTCCGGCAGCAGCAAGACAAAGAATAGAAAAAGAAAAAATTCATATAGAAAATCCATCAAATCTTGAGGAATGGATATTGTCCCAGGTCGGTACACAGATATATGAAACATTTATTAAAGGATACACCAAGAAGCAGTGGAACAGATCACCTAAAGATCTCCCAGCATCTATAGTGAAAAGATTACCGATCAGATTGGTTTTTGATGATAATTATTTTGATGACAAATATCAAGGTATACCCACTGAAGGATACACTGCTATTTTTGATAAACTTTTAAAACATATTCCAACAGAAACTGGTGTTGATTACCTACAGGATAGAGATAAGTGGAATAATATTGCCAACAAAATTGTTTATACTGGAGCAATTGATGAGTTTTTTGATTATGATTTTGGTACTTTAGAATGGAGAAGTTTGAAGTTTGAAGAAGAGCATCTTGATATTTCAGATTATCAGGGAGTTGCTGCAATAAATTATACAGATGAAAATGTTCCTTTTACCAGAATAGTGGAACATAAGCACTTTAATTTTGGTAAACAGAACCATACAGTAATTACTAAAGAATACCCACAAGATTGGGATGTCAGTAAAGAAAAATACTATCCAGTGAACGATGATTTTAATAATAACTTATATTCTCTGTACAGAGATAGAATAGATCACGATAAATACATATTTGGTGGTAGATTAGCAGATTACAAATATTATGATATGCATCAAGTAGTTGGTTCTGCGATTTCTAGGGTAGAAGGGGAATTAGTATGAAATACCTAATAACAGGCGGAAACGGATTCATCGGATCCAATGCCACCAAGACACTCCTCGACCAAGGACACGAAGTAGTAGTCATAGACAATCTATCTTCGGATGCCCATGACACCTTTCAATATCACGATGGAGCAAAATATTACAAATACGATGTGCTCGATTATGTGATGTGTTCAGATGTGTTTGGATATTACAATCCAGATTATGTACTTCACTTTGCCGCAGAAGCCAGAATACAGAACTGTATTCAAGATCCCACAAAAGCATATGAAACCAACCTGATTGGAACTCTGGATATGCTCGCATTATGCAAAAAGTATAATGTTAAGAGATTTGTCCTTTCCACAACATCTGCCATATATGGACTTAAGAACTCTTTCTCAGATCCTAAGTCATTGCACGAAGATATGCCACCAGACTGTCTGAATGCATATTCTCTATCAAAACACGCAGCAGAACAAGCGTGTAGAATGTATTCGGATCTTTACGGATTATCTACAGCATGTTTGCGTTACTTTAATGTATATGGCCCAAATCAACCAAAACGAGGATCATATGCTCCCGTGATTGGTATATTCTCCCGACAACTCAAGAACGGTGAAAAGATGACCATCGTTGGTGATGGAAAGCAGACGAGAGATTATGTTCATGTTGCCGATGTGGTGAATGCTAATATTCTAGCAGCAACTTCAGACATTTCTCTTTCAGGTGATGTGTTCAATGTTGGTTCTGGACAAAATTATTCTGTTTTAGATATTGCAAAGATGATGAAAGGAGAGTATACTTTCCTTCCAGAGAGAGTTGGTGAAGCAAGACACACTCTCGCAAACATTACAAAAATTAAACAATACTTCGGATGGGAACCAAAGAAGTCCCTATTAGAGTATATGGAGAATCGTGAATATGATACTTGAAAACGGGGACTTAAATATACAAAATGAAATTGAAAAATTAGTTTCTAAAAAAAGATACACCTATATGGATGCTGTTCTTAAATTGTGCGAAGATCACTCTCTAGAACCATCCTATATCGCCAAACATCTTACTAAGCCAATAATCGAAAAACTTAGAGAAGAAGGAGAATCTATCAATCTTCTTCCAAAGTCTGCTCGTCTACCCTTCTAAATAGAGGTGTATGAATGTTAATTTGGATGGACTAAAAGGCCCCTTTGACATTCAGGAAGATCCTGACGGATTTTCCATCAGTACTATTGACCCAGACGGATATACATCGTATAATACTAACACACAGCGTACACATCGTACAAGGAGAATATATGTCGTTCAAAGATATGATGAACAAGTCAACAAACATTTCAAAACTCACGCAAGAACTTGAGAAGATGAACAAGGGTGGCGCCGAGTCCTACAAGGATGATCGTTTTTGGCGTCCCGAACTCGACAAAGCATCAAACGGATTTGCAGTAATTCGTTTCCTTCCCCCAGTTGAGGGAGAAGAACTTCCTTGGGTTCGTACATTCAATCACGGTTTCAAGGGACCAGGTGGCTGGTTCATCGAGAATTGCCCAACAACAATCGGTAAGAAGTGTCCGATTTGCGAAGCAAACAGTGAACTCTGGAACAGTGGCAGCGACAGCAATAAGAAGATTGCCAGTGATCGCAAGCGTAAGTTGTCCTATATTGCAAACATTATGGTTGTTCAGGATCCAAAGCATCCAGAGAACGAAGGAAAGGTCTTCCTCTTCAAGTTTGGTAAGAAGATCTTTGATAAGATCATTGAGAAGTTGCAGCCAGAAAGCAATGATTATGATCCTGTAGAGCCACTTGATGTCTTCCACTTCCTGAACGGAGCAAATTTTAAGTTGCGTGTTCGTAGTGTTGCGGGTTATGTCAACTACGACAAGTCCGAGTTTGATAGTCCGACACCGCTTCTAAATGGTGATGCCACCAAGTTGGAGGCGCTTTGGAAGAAGGAATATTCACTGAAGGCATTTACCGATCCATCAGAGTTTAAGTCCTACGAAGAACTTAAGGCAAAGTTCCAATCAGTAAATAAGGGATCTTCCTCTGCACCAAAGACCGCGGAAGAAGATGAGATTGAGGATGAAGAAGAGGTTCCTGTCAAGACTTCTATGAAGTCAAAGCCTGCACCCAAGATTGCTGAAAAGAAGGCATCATATGATGAGGATGCAGAAGAGGAATCATCACTGAGTTATTTCGAAAAACTTGCTAATGAAGAGTGATACTTTATAAGATGAGCAAGAGTAGAGCAGGAGAGGGAAACCTCTCCTGTTTCTTTTTAGCAACGCAAAACATTCATAAGTTCACTATTGACCGACAAGAAGAATGGATCGGGGAATGCAGATGCCATTCTTGGTTCGTTTGGAATATAATTTTGACCACCACCACCAGTAGAAGTGGAATTGTTGGAAATGATGTTTGTAGTATTTCCAGATGATCCAGCAGAAGTTATTTTGTCTTTAATCTTGGTCATCATAGTTTCTTCTTTTAACATCTCTGATATGTTCTTCTTAGGAGAATTCCACTCAGGAGATGGTTTTGTCGAGGAACCATCGCATAATGGTATACAACTCATACCCGATGTCTGATCTTGTGGTTTTGGTTGTATAAAATTAGAAACAGTATCTGTTATATTCTGAAGAGCACTTTGAGCACCAGTTGTTGCTTGTTCTCTAATAGGCGATGTCATATCAAATAGTTTTGTTCCCATCATAGCAACATTTGCGCCTGGTATGAATGGCGCTATTTTAGAGAATGTTCCAGTACCAAACATTTGTTCAGTTAGAGATTGTTTCTTCTTTTCTGGTTTTGCTGCTTGTGTGGTTATAGGTGTACCAGTTGGTGTTTGGGCCGTTGGTGTACCACTTACATTTCCCGTAACATTTACCGTGGTGGCATTTATATTTAATGTTTCTATTTTCTTCTGATCGGGTGTTGGTGTGGTTCCTACTGTTGGTTCTGCTTGTTGTTTTGGTGGATTCATAAAATCATAAGCAGATGCCATCATACCAACAGGAGTTCCGTATTTCATAATAGTTCCAAGAACACCCATATCAGACAATCTATCTGACATAGTTTTTGTTTGTGCTGGTTTTGCTTGTGAAGAAATAGGAGTAGTGGCCACTGGTGTGGATATTTGCGGAGATGTGGTCGCTCCAGTAGACATAGCAGCACCTGTTGCACCGACAGTTCCTGCTATAGCGGCAGTGGTTGCTGCTTTGGATATGTCTGATGTGATGGGTGTTTCTGCTGTTTGCTTCAGTTGATCTCCTGCCGTGTCTGGTGTCTTTGGTGTTGGAGTTGTTGGTGTAGATGGTTTCTCTGTAGCAGTTGCTGTATCTTCTACTGCTATAAGATCACCAAGACCTGGAACAGATGTAGCAACATCATATATCTTTTCTGGTCCAACAGCACTACCCACCCAATCACCAACATAACTACCAACTAGTGCTCCACCAAGAGAACCAATAATACCACCCATTGCAGTTCCAACAATAGGCACTGCCGAACCTATGGTTCCACCCAGTATACCTCCTCCTACAGAACCCAAAACAGAACCAAGGACACTGGATATAGATGATCCTATTTGTTTTTTCTTTTCTTCTGGTGTAAGAGTTGGATCTGATTTTATACTAGCAATATTATATGCTGCTAATGCTGTAGTTATTAAAGCACCTATGCCTGGAATCTTTGTAAGTACAGCAGATAAAAGTTTTGGTGCATTTTTAATTATTGGTTCTTTAATAGCATTTATAGGATTCAATTTACCCGCAAATGAACTAACTGCACCGAATGCTTTAGACAAAAACCCTCCTCCAGTTTTTGCCGCACCTGTGACAGCAGTTCCTACTTTAG